CGCGGATTGATGAGCGTGTTCGTATGGAGCGTCGCATTGTAAATCGTCGAATCGAAAATCGCCGGTGAATTGATAATCCCGTTATACCAGGTGCCATTGGTTGTCAGACCGAATACACCAGAGTATGTCGATTCAGAAATCGTCGCGCCCTTAATGACCGTGTTGGTAATCTGCGCGAATTCGTTCGTGCCCGTGAACACGTTCGCCCAAGTCAGGCCGGCGAATTTATTGCTCGCCGCGCCGAGCGTGAGCAAGTTGTGATTCAGCGGAGTGAACGCCGGCAGCGGATGCAATGGCGCATTCGTCGCGCTGACATCCCACAGCGAAGGATTTCCGAATTGATCCGGCGCGATAGCCACAAGTTGATCCCCTCCGAAGCCCGCCGCTTCGTGAAAGTAAATGCCATTGAAATTCGTGGGGTCAATCTCGGTAGAGTTGGAATAGTAGAGCTTCACACCCTTTGCCAGAGCGTTGGAGAGCGTGCCGGCGATTTGATTGGATGCGTTCGTGAATCGTTTGATGCCGGCAATGGTTTGCGCGTTCGTCAGGCCAACGAGATTCGCTGCGAACGTCGCCGCTTCATTCATTGCGTTCGTCGAATAATCCTGAAGCGCCGTAGTGAGCAGGCTGAAATTGTTCGTCCTCACGCTCGCCGTTTCACCGCTGCCAGGAACGCGAATAGCAATCAGGCTGGTAACGGTTTGCGTCGAGTAAGACACCGAAGCCCAGTTGCCGGAGAAGGAAACCGTCATGGCTTGATCCACTGTCCCGATGTATTGGATCGTATTCGTCGCCTGAAGATTGATCGTCACCGGGCCGGCGAACGGCGAGATGAGCGAGTGAATGAAGAGATTCGTCGTCACTCCGCCGATGGTTGAATTCGTAAGAATCTGCGTCGCCGGAGTGATCACCACGTTCGTCCAAGTGCGCGTTGAGCCATTCAAAACGAATGTCATTCCATTCGTCGTCGGTGCGTTCGTAATCGTGACGGTTGCCGTGATTCTGCTGGCCGCGTTGATAACGCCGCCTGCCAGCAAACAAACAACCGCCACGAAGAGGTAAAAAAACGTTTTCATTTTAAATCATCACCATATCGTCTTGAGCCGAACCATCATCGCGGGCGCCCAGAATTCTCTGAGCGGCTGAAAGCTCGCTGGTCAAGGTGATGGTTGCGCCGGGCGGATTGTTCGTGAACCTCACAAACTGATTCATCAGTGCCAGAATTTCGGCAGATGTCATAAACTGATTCGCCGGCACCGGCACTGCATCGTTGCCCACTGGCCCGATGACGACGGCGTAAAGCGTGATTGGCTTTTGAAACACGACGCGCGCAATGCCGTCCTCCGCCATGCGAATTTCAAAATAAGTCGGGAACGTGTCCGCCGTTGCCAGCGCGGTGTTAATCTCAGTCGTGTTGAGGTCAAGGATCGCACTCAGATAACCCGTGCTCCCGCCAGGATCGTAAACCTTCGACCAAGTATATTGCTTTGCGAGTGTCGCTTCAGCCCCGGCACGCGGCCCGATGGCAATTTGCAATGAGATCGGATCAATCGGCACCTTCGTGAAGAACGGCGCATAGGGAGTGTTTTTTGAACGGACAGGCGTGAACTTGATCGGCAACTGCGACCCCTGATAAAACCCTTGAAACTCATAAGCCTCCTGTGAATTGAGACTTCGCACCAAGCGGTTGTTGTCAACGTCACAAAAGAGTTCAAGAGTAGCGCCAGCCATTTGATTCGTGGGTTAAGTCAACTCAGACATTGTAGGGAGAATGGAAATAGAAGGACGTTGACCAAGCGGCAAAGACGAAATCAAAACTCGTTTCCACCTTAGTCGCTCCGTAAGTGAACGTGGAAACCTCGCCACGACTGCGCCAACCCCATTTGGTTCCGACCGGAGTTGCTCCGGGAAACGTCGGCACCGCCGGAAGAAACCGGATGAGGCCGGCGGGCACTCCATATTGCGTGCCCAGGCTTGCGGCGGAATAAACGTAATCACCCGCCTCGATGACCCGGCGTTGCGTGAGATACCAATTCACGGATGCGAAGTAGCGGCCTTGCAGCACGAATCGTTTCGTTTCAAATGCCTCGACGCCCCGCGCCAGTTCGCGATAGACCACGGCAGAGTAAGGGAATTTAACTTTATTGATCGGATTCGCCGTGCCGGCTTTGACTGCATCCTCGATGTCCTTCTTGTATTGAGCCGGGTTCTTGTATTGAGCCGGGTCGATGTAACGATCAGCCTCTTCTTGAATTGCAAAGGCTGAGAAAATCGAAAGCTGAACCATCTCCGTTCGCACTTCCCATTTGATGTCGGGAGCGGATTCCGTTTGCCCATCCACCAACTCAGGATTCGCAAACGTCGCCTGCAATCGCCATTCCGGGGAACCTTCCTGTTGACCCGTGCGCGTGCGCGCGCCGAGCACTCGGTAAGCCGCTGCGACTGAGAGAATGGATTCTTCAAGGCCAACCCAGTTCTCGATTATTGTATCACCGAGTTGCGGATCAAATCCAAACTCGCGCGAAACACGCCGGGCATTCGTCGTTCCTGCAACTGTGAGGCCGGGTGTCATTCGATGGATTCTCCCGTGTCACTGCTCATCTTGTTTTCGATGGCCTTCGTGTTCTTCGCCGTGTCTTCCGTCGCGCGCACCAGCTTATCTTGAAAGCTCGTGATGCCGATGTCCCCGCGTTGCGCGAAGCCGCCGATTTTGTTCAGCGGATCAAAGGAACGAATCTGCATCGTGCGTTCCAAGTGTTGTTCACGCGCAGATTTCCCAGGCAGAATGGGAACGAATGGTGGAGCGCCCTTTAACGCGGCGGGTGACTTCAAACCAGAGGACTGCGGAATGCCGAGCTTGGCATAATATTCGAGAGGCGTGAAAAAGAAGGTGTCGAACAAATTCGCAAATCGTTTCGCGAAAAATCCCATTGTTCCCCTGCCAGATTCTTTTACAACGTCCGAAGTCTTGTCCAAAATATCGACCGTTTGATCCGACATCTTTCCCGGCGCTTCCGACATATCGGAAAGTGCACGCCCCAGCTTCGGGCCGCCGCGTCCAAAAATGTCACGCAACCTTGTCCGCGTGGCATCCGTCATTCCGCCGCGCGTCTTATTGCCGATTTGCATCATTAAATCGAACGACGATTTGCCGCCGAGATTGATTACGTCTTTGACTGACAAACCGAGATCGTAAAAAGTCTTTTGCAGCTCGATGTTGCCTTGCGCGGCCTCTTTGCGCTTTGCGGACATGATGTCCATTGCGGTTGCAAAATTCCCAAACTCCAAACCCGCCCGTTTCATCGCCGCCTCCACGTCCTGCACCTGGCCGGGAGTCATGTCGAATTGCTCCGACAAATCTTTGACATGGCTGCCGAGTTCAATCGTGCGGCGGGTGAATTCCAGGATTGCTCCCACGCCGAAGGCGGCGGCGAGCGTTCCCTTGATGTGCCCGGAAATGTGATTCCCTAACTGCGTCGCCGTCCCTTCCGCCTGCTTCATCTTCAGGTTGAACTCGGTCGTATCCGCGCCCAGGCGGGCGATGAGGCTCAGGAAACCCATGTCAGTTTTCCTCCGGTTTCATCGCGCGGGCCAGCGCGAACATTTCCGAGAACTGTCCGCCGTCCAGTTCCATCTTCCCTTCCATTTCGGAGCGCGAACAATAAAGCGCGTGCGCCGTGGCCATCGGGAAATCGAGCGCTTGCTCGACCGTCAGATGAAACTCGCTCATTAAAATCGCGAGCATCCGCATGGCGGACGGCGAGTAGAGTTCCTTCGTTCCACGCGGAACAATAGGATCGGGAAACCACCGGCCCGCCTCGCGATAGGCCACGAACTTTTTCATTTCACCGAGCACGTCCGGTTTCCAGAGCAGCAAGCGCCAGAGCTTGAGGAAGATTTTCGTCTGCCAATTGATCGTGTTCCACCAATCGAATCGAAACGGCTGCGAACAAATCAGGGCGGCCAAAAGCAAATCGGGAATGTCCGCCGGTTCATCGTTTACGAAGGGAGAAGCGAACCGGCGCAGGAGCAATTCATGCCCGATGGAATATGGCCGCAGTTTGAGTTTGAGACAGACGGTCGGCGGATCAGGCAGCGCCGCTTGGAGCCACGCGGCATTCATGGGGATTAGCTGCTGATGACGGCCAGCCCGCCAAATGTTCCCGCCGTGGTGGTTTCCTGCGCTTCAAGTTGTATGCCGCAAATCACTTCACCTTCGCGCGTGGCTTTCACCGATGCCCCGCCCATGTAATTGTAAGTTCCGTTGAACGCCGTTATTGTGAAACCCGCGAGCGTAATCACCGCGAGGGGCGCGAGGGCCAGCATGGAAGTCACGATGGCTTCCGCTGCGGTTCGGGTCGCGCCAGAAGGAAGGAAGTTAATGGTCAGCCGTCGATTACGGTCAAAGGCAACAATCGTGTCGGTGAGCACGCCGGCAGAGTTCGTATATTTGCGCGATTGGAAATTATCATCGAGGCCGACATCATCGAGTTTGAAGGTTGCTATTCCAGTGATCGAAACCGATCCACTGATGCCGTGAATAACGGCGGTGCCGACTTGGACATCTGCTGTAGTTGCCATTTGATTTGGCCGCTAAGTCAACGCCTCAAGCGATGTCCGAGCCGATGCAATCAATCTCCAAACTCAAATGGCTCACCCATTTGCGGCCTTCCAGCGTGTAAGATTGATCCCGCACGATCACGAAAAGCGCAGTGAAACCGGCGAGAGAATCAGAGAGGTCTGCTGCAATCGTGGCCGTCATAAACCAGCCGGTGACGACGCCCTCACGCTCGCCGTGATCGTCCTCGGTCGTGTCGTCCGCGTTGGACTCAATCAGGATTTCCGCGAAGGCTTTCCAGTTGCCGCCGGGCGGATGCGATTGCTCTGCCCGATTGCAATCGCAAACGACACACGGCAGCTTGACCCCTTGCTCCTCGGTTTCTTCATCCAGCGACGCGCTGTCCGTGGTGGTGGTAGCGGCCGCTTTCCCGCGCGAGATGCCCCGGAAGATGTTGATGGCGGGAATACCGCCCAGGTCCTTGTCGGCCAGATAAGCGGCGAGCGCCTTCTGGACTTTGATTTTGATGTTGTTGGCCGGCATGAACCAGCCAACCAGTCAACGAAACCGATAACTCCGATATGCTGGCCGCAAACCTTTTACCGTCACGACGGATTCAGCACTCCGCTTTCGGTTGGACTTCAACCGCTCAATCGCCGCCAGCAATTGCGGCAGGTCGCTGCCATCACAACCGAGCGCATCCCGGAGTTGCTTGAAATCGTGCGCGTGTCGGTCGAGTAATTTGTTCGCCGCAGCGAGTTGCTGCTCAAGGCTTCTCATTTCACCTTTTGAATCCGGTTTGTCCGCCCCCGGAAAATATTTATCGTTCATCGCACTGCGTAAACTCTGAACTTTTTAGCGGCACTGGCCTTATCGAATTCTGCCTGGATATTCAAACCGAGGTGACGTTTCATTTCGATGATTTCCGAGTTGATTGCTTTCTGCAAAGCGAACTGATACCTGGAAGCCACGGCGGCGCGTTGGGAAGAATGAACCGGAATGCCCAAGTTGAATTCGGCTGCTGGAAAGGCACCGGGCCTCGCGATCTTGAAAAGCTTTTGGATTCGGCTGCCCGGCAGAATCGAAACTTTTCCTGCGCCGAATACTTGTGCCTTGTGTTGGAGATCAATCACCGCCGCATTGTGTTGCGTAAATTTTTCATAAATCGAAAAACGGCGCATCACATGCACAAGCGCAGCCTTCATAAAACCGACGCGCGCGAGTCTTGTGCGAACGAATTTGGCTGCCGCGTCATACATCGCTCGACCGTAAAGCCCTTTTTTTCCCAGCCGCCCGCGAATGGCGTTGATGATGAGATGACGCGCCTGAAGATTCAGGTTCACCCGTTTGCGGCGTGTCCCGCGCTTGCCGGTTTTCTTGTTGCGATAAAATGCAGGGTTGTTGATGTCATGAAGGTCTAGCAATTCCCCTCGTATTCGATTGCGCTCCGCTTGCGGGTCTTGCGGATCAAGATTCACGTAGGTCCGCGCTGCCACGTAGAACATTCGCGAATTGAGTGTGCGCTCAATCGTCCGGGAACTGTTTGCCACCGTTTGCCGCAATCCGGCGGTGAATTCCGGCAAACCTTCCAGGCGTAAAGTAATGGCCATGCGTCAATGCTCCGGGTCGATCAAATCAATTTGCCAATGCGCGTTGCCCACCGGCTCAGTCACGGCGCCGACTCGATAGCGCCGGTTCTTGTGCGTGACAATCTTGCCAGCGCTCGGCGGAAAATCTTGATCGGTTGTGATGAGGCTTGAGTCCACCGTCACTTCGTCGCTGTCCACCGTCAACCGTTCAGGCAACACGTCCTTGCGCACGATCAAAGTGGCAACAATCATAACCTCGAATCCGCCGACGGCGATGGCGGTTCCCCGTCGCAGCCCGCTGACGATGCAAGGATACGTCTGGCCGCGCCAATCGAACGTTGGCGCACCGGCTGCCCCGCCGAAAACATTCTCGCACGTTCGCAAACCGTGTTGAATCAATCCTTGAAAGCTCATTCGACGACGAGTTGAAAATGATTCGTATCGAGTGCCGCATTCGCCGAGCCGGCGCTTAGGTTCGTAAACCACCACACCGCCCCGGCATTCAACCAGCCGATCAGTTGCACCGTGTTCGTGGAGGCTGGCCCGTAACTGCGCACCGGCCCGAAGCGGTTCGTCTGCGTGGTGGTCGTCACCACCAGTTCCACTTCCGCCGCGTCGGCGGCCGTATTGGTAAGGATGACACCCGCCGACACGCGGGCGCGTCTCAGCCCATTCGTGAACTTGGTATTGAGCGCAACCGTCGTGTCGTTGGTGATCATCGTAAACGCCGCGTTGGTAAACAAGTTGTTGAAATTCGTCTGCGTCTTTTGCATAGCCAGCCGCAGCGAATCGCCTGTGCCGTCATTGGCCGTGGTGCCCACGTTGATGTTGAGTTGCGCGGAATGGATGATTAACCACATTGAGCCAAAGATGAATGCGCTCAATCCGATGAACCATTTAATCATAATTTTCATTTCAACTCGTGGGTTGAGTCAACTTTACACTTGGGCGATGTAGGGTCGCGGATTGTGATAAACATTAAAAATCTTCTGCGGTGCAAAGTCCGCCAGCGTGAACATCGTCACCACGCCCTGGCTGGAAACCGTCGCCGCTTTCTCCGGGTCCGGCGCGTGCCAGATCACCGTTGCCGGTTGCTGTTCCTTTTTCGGATTCGAGAAACCCGGCGCGGGCGTGAGCAGAAACTTTTGAAACCGCTGCACCGCCGTCGATAGGAATTGTTGAAAGGCGAGACTGCCTTGCGCCAGGTCCGCAACTTCGGTGTCATAACTGTCGCTCCGAAAATTCCACATCTGCGGCGGGTTTCCTGGAATTTCCGAGACGAATTCAAAGTCCGGCAAATGCGCGTGCGTCGCCTTGATTTCCAGAATGGTTTGCACGTCGCCTTCGTCCCGGTGCCGGTCGATGCTGACGCCGGCGGCCACTTCCAATTTCTCATGAACGAACAGCCAGCCGAGTTCTTCCGCCCGCGCTTTTACGTCGCGAATGTCGCACCAGTAATATTGCGGCTGGGGAAACGACGGCTTCACAATCCCATTCATCTTGAGCACATCGAACGCAAGCGTCTGCGCCTGCTGCCAGGAGGCCGGGAAATCTGCATAAGTCTTGATGGGGATGCCCAGCACCGTCGCGCATTCGCGATTGCGCGGGTAGCGCAGCTCCGCGAATTGATAGCGCGGATGAATGCCCAGGCCGATCAAGCCAGCCTCCTCAAGTCCAATATTACCAAGCGAGGCAGCCACGAACTCAAAAAGACTTTCCGGCTCGCTCGGCAACACGAAACTCAACCGGCCAAAGTGCAATGGATACCCGCCTTTGATCCGGTTCACGCTCCAAGCCATGTTGTTGTAATGCTCGCGCAAGAGCGGCAGGCGCGTGAACCGTTTCGGGTCGAGCGGCGCGAATTGATTGGCGAGCAGGAGCGCGCGGCGATTCACGGGAGTCAATTCATCATACCATCCCACCGTGTTGTAACGATCCGCAAAAAGATTCAGCACGTCCGGTTCCGCGAAGGAAAAGAACCGGCCATCCTCTTCCGGGTCGAGCAAGGCTTCCACGCGCTGCAAGAGCTTGATGCCATTCTCCGCTTCGTGAATTCGGTTCAATGAAAAATCTGCGCCGTCCGGCCCGGCCTTGTCCTGCTTGAACCACGGATTGCGATAAGCCAGCCCGCCGCTTTCGACATTGTAAGGCGTGAACGACGCCGGGAATCGACCCTTGCGCGGCGAGTGAAACGAACTGCCGGCCACAATGCCATGCTGTAGGGTAAAGAGAAGCCCGAAATATGCCTCGTTGCCCTTGGGAATGATTTCGCCAATCTCTGGAAATCCATTGAAGTTGAAAGCCACGAATTCCTTCTTCGTGATTTCCTTGTTGCCGATCTCCCAGGAATCATTGAAATCTTGAATCGGATATTTGCCCGTCACCGTTCGATCGTACGTCAGCACCAGGCCCGCGCCCGTGAGCGTCAACTTCTGATTCGTGTAACGCCCCGCCGTCAAATTCGCCGAGTTGAACGTCGTGAATTCTTCCACCGTGCGAATCTGCGGATACGTCGGCTCATTGAAGCTGATAAAAAATCCGTTCGTATGATCGGCTTGGACTTCCTGCCATGTCACGACGTTCTCGCCCGCGAAGGCTTGCGCCGTGACCAAATCCGAATTATGCCAATGCAATGGAGCGAAGCTGGCGAGTTGCACCGGTGCATTCACATTCGTGACCGGCACATTGCCGAGCAGATTGGTGGACCAGGAAACCAAATCCGTCTGAATGCCATCGCCGTTCACGATGGACAGCACCTTGTTTGTTTCCGTCACGTTCAGATTCTTCGCCGCGAAATCGTTCATCAAAGTCCGGTAGCCTTTGAACTCGACTTCAGCGAACGTCGTGGCCGCATCGCCCGCCTTCCGCGCAATCTTCAGTTTGCCTTTGTGATGGATCAAGTCGCCGATCAACGTTGCCGGATCGGACGGGTCGCCAAACAAATCCGCGTAATCCGAATGCACATCGTGCACCATTGCATTGTCGAACGTCCATTCGGCTCCAAGCATCGGGCCGGCGAATTGATTCACAAAATCAAAGAGCAACTTCGGGTTGCTGACGTTGTTCGCCGCCATCGCCCACTTCACCGGGCTGGTGGTGCCGGTCTCCTGAATATTGAATTGAAACAGCCTTGGATCGTCCGGCAGAAACTTTTGAAAGTAGCGGCCGCCGCGCGTGTAAATCCCGCCAACACCTGTTCGCCGATAGCAAACCGATTCCCACCGCGGCAACGTAAAACTCAAATCGCCATCGAAAGAAATCGTGACCGGATTCTTCGTCATGTTGTGGAACCGGAAAAAATTGAACTTGTTTTGCCGGCGCGTGATCGTCAGCGACGTTGGCCCTTCAATGATGATGTCCGCCAAGGCGTAGCGGTAAATCTTTTCCGGGATGCGACTGTTCCACGGTTGCAGCCAGTAGCGTTCGCCTGCGATTTCCCGCGTGTGCGCTTCGAGGGAAAAATCAAGGAAGTTGAAACTTGAATAACTTCCGGGTGAACCGTTGAACGGAACATCCGTGCCGGCGTGCGCCGATTCCAGAGGGGCTTTCGTGTGGACAATGCGCAACTCGGAATCGCGCGGCGTGCCCGGAATCGGAATTGAATCCATTTCCGCTTGCGTCAATTCAGCCAGGCCGTCGGCGGCATCCACGAACAATTGATGATTGTAGGAATGCGCCGCGAAACGACGGGCATAAGCGGATAGTCCGCTGAAAAAACAAAAGCGTTTGCGGCTCAAGAAAAAACCAGCATCATCACAAAAGAGAAAACTTTTGCCAGTAAGCAGATTTGAAAGCTTGGCATCGAGCGCGTCAAACAGCGCGTTCATGCGCGCGGCGGTCGGACGCTCGCCGCTGACGAGATAAGGGATCAGAGCCACACCGGATCGCCTCCGCCGGTCCCTTCGCTCACGCTCGGTTTCACTTTGCGGATCACACCCAGCCGCGTATGCTGTGTCTCGACCCCGAGCGATTCAATCGGCTGCAAGGATTGGATGTCCTCCACAACTTTGTTGTGTTCGCGGATGAGGGCGGCAAAGCGTCCCTTCTCAGGCAGTCGGCGTGAATGCATCGTTTGAATGCGGAGTGCGGAATTCGGAATGCGGAAAAGCTGGATCGTGTTGGTGACAATGAGAGCGCCGCTTCAATTCGGCTCGCAATATTTCAGCGACTGCTATTTGACCAAACAGCCCGGCTCGACAAAACGCATCGCTCAATGCTCTCATCGGATAAGTCTCCGCTTGTTCCTTCGCTATTTGCACCGGAGTTTTTCCAGGATTTTCAATTTGCATTTCTGTTCCTTCGGTCCAATTCCTTTTTCGCGATTTCGAGCTTTTGGGCGTCTCCCGCCTGTTTGGCCTGCCGGTAGATTTCCACCAGCCGCTTGGTTGGAGTCATGGCGAGTTGTTTCGCGTAATCAATCAGTTCTTGATCCATGCGCCCACTATAAACAAAAGCCGGGCCGGGAGCAAAGCAAACTCCGGCCCGGCACACCCGAACGACAAATTAGCGCGCCTCAACCCGTGGCGCTTTGAACCGCATCTTGACGACGATGTTCGTGACGTGGAAGAGATTCCCATTCTCAATCGAAGTCAGCTTCAAGGCTGCCGTCGAAGGGATCGAGACATTGGTGTATTTGGTCACAGTATTCGTGCCATCTAGAGCCACTGTAATGCTGGTCGCAGGGGCCGTCTCATAGAGTGACGTGTCTGCGCTGTGCGCGAATTTGAAGATCACGTTGCCCGTAGCCGTGTTGGTCGAGGCCAGCGAGATTTGAATTCCAACGTTGTCATAATCGCTGACGGCAATCGTTTTCGCCGGGCTGTTCGTGGCCGAGAAAGCCACGTTGTTCGTGCCGCCATTGAAACCGCCAAACGTGTAAACGCCGGGTGACTGGGCCGAGGCCACCATTACGGCCGCAAAGAGCGTGATAAGGAAAAGGAATTTTTTCATGCGATTGATTTGTCGTGATTGGTCTGTTTCAAAAGAATGGCAATGTCGCGGTTGCTCCGGGCCATGTCGCGCAAGCGGAAACCGCGTAACACTTCCATGTGCCGGCGGAAACCTTTGATGATCGCCTGTCCCGTATTGGGCGGCGTTCGATAATTGCCGTGCTTGTCGAACAACCCTTCCGGCTTCGGAGCAGCGGCCATGGGAATTTCCGAGGAAAGTTCCACCGCCGTTTTGACTGAAATTGGTCTGGCCATGAACTTATTTGTTCGTGCGGAACAGGACCGCGCCGACGCGATTCGCCGTGGAATAAACCATGTCCCAATTTGTGTTCACTGCCAGCTCGGCATTCGTTGCGCTCTGGCCTCCCGGCGTGCCAACCCACTTCATGCCGTTCAAGTGCATCACGAACCGGGTGCGGTCGTAAATGCGTTCGTTGTTCAAATCCACGTCCGGACTGTAATTCAGGCTGGCCACGTCGATGACTGGATTGGAAGGCGTGCCGCCGGTCTGCGGTTTCTCGCCGAGCGCCACGATGCCCGAACCGAGCAAATAGGTTTCATAAACGAAGCCATCGCCCGTGCCCGCGCGGCTTAAAGTTTCACTCGTAAAGATCGGCACACCGCGATAGGTGCGGATGGTGAATGGCAGCCCGCTTTCGAGACCGTTCTTGAAACTTTCCTTGTCGGCGATTTCGAGCGAGGCCAATACGTTGGGATGAATCAGCAGCGCGCCGGATGCGAGTTGATCGGCCAGTTCGCCCATGAGCGCCTTGCCCGTGATGAACAAATCTGCGCTCATCGTCTGATCGGCTGTGGCGTCCAGACCGGTCTCATCGAACGAATCAATCCGCATCGCGCTCAATTCCGCTGCCGCGCCATTGGCGCCGAGACCATTGAATGCGCCGCGCAGAATGGAGATCAAAGTCGATTGGCGTTGCTTCAAACGCCGCTCGGTCAAGGCATCGGTGAACGCTCCGACCACATCACCGCCCGAAACCTGAATGGCGAGCGCCGTCACCCGGTTGTTGGTCACGCGATTCAGGATGGGAGTGACCATGAGGCCGCTGGTGATTCCCTGAATCGCCGGGGCCGTGTCCTCAACCTGGATCGCATCGGCCTGGTCGGTGATGTCCTTGAAAAAAGGAATGTTGGCGGAGATGCCAGCGCCCGTGGCGATGGCATCGAAGACCGCGCTGCGAACGGCGATTCCAGAATTCAAGAGGCTCGGAAACGTCGCCTGCTTTTCCCGCATGGCTTGAATCCAGATGTCGGGCGTCCAAAGATTAGAGATGGTTGCGATGGCCATAGATTAGTTGTTTCTGATTGTTTCCGCTGCCCGCGCTGCCAGACAACGTTCGGTGAGAGTGGCATTCGCCGGGAGATTGGTTTTGGGATTCGCCTTCGGTTCCACGGATACGGGCGGGATGCCGCACGCCGCCTGAATTTCCGTCACGCGCGCGGAAGCCATCCTTTGCACTTCGCCTTTCGGATCGGAAAGAGTCTTTGTCGCCTTTTCCAAATCGGCCTGCACTACGGCGAGCTTGTCCGTGGTGGTTTTGTTGGCAGTTTCGAGCGTGCCGATGGTCTGGCGGGCGGTGGCCAGATCGGCTTGCGTTTGGGAAAGTTGTCCGGTCAGTTCCGCTACCTTCGCCGTTGCGGCATTGAGCGCGGAAATGTTCGCATCGCGATCCGCTTTCACTTCGCCCAACTCCTTTTCCAACGCGGCGATGCGGGTCAGTTGCTCCCCGTTCACCCGATTGAGTTCAATGACGTTCAAATTCATTTCTTCAGCGTGGAAGTCAACGCAATGGCTTCCTCCAAGTTGTTTACCAGCCCGTCGATCAATCCGATTTGAACTGCCTTCTTGCCATTGAAAATCTGGCCTTCGAGATATTCTGGATCGACCTTGCGCTTGCTGAGAATAGCGGCGTCGAACTCGGCTTTGATTTCATCCACGTCGGCCTTGAACATGGCCCGCTCATCATCGGAGAGGGCTTTGAATGGAGCGCCGGACAGCTTCCATTTGCCCGCGGAAATCGCGTTCACCTTCAACCCTTCCTTTTCAAGCGCTGCAGTCTCATCCAGAAGGAACATATAAACGCCGATGCTCCCCCAATTTGAACTGCCCGTGCCGAGCACGGCGTCGGCCTGAGAGGCCAGCCATTGCCCGCCGGACAATGCGCGCGAATCGGAAAAGCTGATGATGGGCTTTGGGAATCCGGAAATGATTCTGCCGGTTTCCGGAATGCCGGTCACCGCGCCGCCTGGGGTGATGAAATTCAGGAGGACTTGGGAAACGGAAGGATCAGCCGCCGCATCACCAAGTTCAGCGGCGAGTGAGTTGATGCTATAACCGCCGCACGATTCTTCGAACGCCGAAAGGTGCTGGCCGATTACGCCGTCAATCGTGATGACGCGGACGCCGCCAGTCGTATCCGTGTTATCGGTCTTATCGTTGCGTATTGGCGGGATGAAACCGGGATCGGCAGGCTGTCCTTCCAGTCGCGAGAATAGCACGCGCCGCATGGCGACGTGGAACGGAGGATGCACCGTCCACGGCTCGCACAGGAGCCGGCTGACAATGCGCGGATAGTTCACGCCCCGCCGGGCGAGTCAACAATGGGCAGGAAATTACCCTTGGCTGATTTGCGTTTCGACCGCCGGCACTTCAATGCTGTGATGCGACCAATCAAACTCCCGGTTCCAAATATCCTTTGCCTCTTGGAGATTTGTCCTCTGGCCAGTTCGCCCCTTGCATTTCGGACACTCGACAAAAAATGTCATCGCTGTGTTCAGGTACATTCTTTGCGAAAGGGTCGGCGTCGGATGCTGGCAGAACGGGCAAGGTTTCATTGGGCAGGTTTAATCCAGCACATCCAGCAATTCAAGGATTTCCTTTTCCGACGGGTTGGACAGGCAACGGCCCGCGGTGCGAACGGAGACTGGATTCAGCCGGATATTCGCAAAACCTTGAATGCGCAAATGCGAATGCGATTGCAGCCGGCACGCGCCCAGGTTGCCGGACAAGTTGCCCTTGATGCCCAGCCGCCCGGTCGATTCGAGCATCAGCGCGCCGAGCTTGATGTCCGCCTGCGCATAGAGCCGGGGCAAATCCGGGCGCGGCAGCTTTTTCTTTTTCGGAAAAAACCAATCGGGAAAAAAGACGAATCCGCCCACATGCTGTTCCTCGATTGGCAACGGCTCAAGCGTGCCATCGGCTGACAGAGTGAGAGCGTCGAACGTGCGGTTGAACTCGCCAAAGATTGAGCCGGCAGACCCGACCGTGCCATCCGCTGACAAGGCGAGCGGACCAAACGATCTGGACAAGTTCGCGACCAAGGCAATTGATCCGCTTGAACTAATCGTGAGGTTGCCTAGCGTCCGGTCGAGTCCACCGCTGATATTAAGGGCAGATGCCGACGATAAAGTCAAGGTTCCAAGCGTGACATTCGCCGCAGCCACGATGTTCACGCTGCCCGCGCTCGTGAGCGAGATTGCGCCAAGAGTCACGGCCGCATTGCCGGCAATCGCCAGCCCGCCCGCCGATGAAACGGTGAGCGTGCCGAGTGTCTGGCTAAGATCGGCAACGAGCGTAAGCGCGCCTGAGGCGGACAGAGCCAATGCGCCGAGCGTGATGGAAGCATCAGCCGAGTGATCGAAGATCAGCGGCTTGCGAATTATGTGGGGCGGAAATGCTCTTGCTCTGCCAAGTAGGGCCATAACAATTTACCAATAAGCCGCCCGCTTCACCGCTTGCAGATACACCAGCGGTTTGGGAGCCAAGGCCACCACGCTCGCAAACTCCGCCTCGACCATCGTGCACATGAGCGATTTGTCGGGATTCGCATCAGAAGCGAAGCCATAGCGGAACCTGATATTATTGAAATTGCCTGCTCCTGAAACTACCGTCCATGCGCCGCCCGTCGGCGCTGTGGCGTAGTGCTTCCTCTTATAGATCCCTGTCGTTGTTCCTCCGATACCAGTTCCGTCATAGACCGTATCGACGGTGCCGTTGTCATTTAATTTGAAAATCTCGTCTGACGCCAGCGTGCCCGCCGCGAAGAATTCCGCGATGACTTCCACCGCTCGCGGCGCTGCCGTCGGTGTGCTGATGCCAGGCGCCGGTCCATAGACGCACTCCACATAGTCAGTGACATTCGGCGGTGCAACGATGCGAATGTGATCGTCCGCGTCCGGCGTCACGTCATCGAGCGGCACATCGTCCACCAATTGAAACGCTGTTGTCGTCGCGTTCGTGATGTCGGTCGTCGTGTCGCCGCGCCGGAAATCCGCCGCGCCCGCGACGTTGTGCGTGCCGTCGGAAGTCGGCACGAAATGATTCACATAGCCCGCGCCGATGGGGTAGTCGGCGGAAGTGGATGATATTAAAACATCATCGAAGAAGATGTCAGCCGTAGTGCTCTGAAGGCACCCAAAATTGCCGCCGCTTCCGGTATTTGACGCGAGTGTTAGTTGGGCCAACGCCGAACCATCCACTTTGCAATCTGCTGTGATGTTTGTAACCGTGTCCACCCTTGCGTCGATCAAATACCAAACACCAGTCGTGACGCTTACCCCCGAAGCACTAAAATTAGCAGGAGCACTTCCAGCCCCGGTGGAAGTTGCAACGTAGATTTTAGAGTCTGACTGCTTGAACGCCACACCGCCTAGCTTAGTTCCTCCGGCGGCGAACAAGTATGTGTCAGCATTTGGCAGAGTTGTAAAACGCACATAGAATCGAACAACCCATACCGATATGGAACCCGATGCAGGAGCTATAGCACAAGTAGCAGCGCTTGGATTGATGCGCAGTGAACGCGCACCGCTCCGAACCGTCGTTGTGGAGATTGATGCCCCGGTTGGCGCAGTCCAATGCTGGCCAACCGAGCCAAGCTGCCCGCACTCAAATCCACAGCAAAAGACAGGCGTCATATTTGAAGGAAAGTCTTCGCTGCCGTTAGGAGTTCTCCGGCAGTCATCGTCTCCACTTGACTCAGCTTCGCAATCACGGAGTCGATGCCCGAGGCGTCCGTGTAAGTCGCCGGAGGGTTGGCCGTGTAGGAGGTGGCGATTGCAGAGCCATTTCCTTCCACTGACAAAGTGAGCGCGATTGACATTGCCCCGTTGATAGTTCCAACCGGGGTCACTTCAGCGTAGATCACAACCGTTCTCCCTCCACGAACCGCTATTATTTGGTAACGGAGATTGTTGCTATCGACTTCCTGAATGGTTATGCGGTTGGAAGCGACTCCGGCAGCAATGAGATTTGTCCGCAGCGACGTGAATGCAGCTTGCATCCTCTGCGCGAACGAGGTCGTAAAAGTCCAATAGTCCATGAGCAGTCATCACACCTCGAAAATAATCCAAATGGTCATATTGACCGTCGCTGCGAAGGTTACACGCGCACGAACGTAATTTTGCGGCGTGATGTCAAACTCAGTCCCGAGCGGCCATTGATAAACGTATTGGTTCGTCGGCGCGATTTGTTGAATGTCAATCGCGCGGTAGCCAGCCACAGTTCCTTCCGTCACCGCAGCCGTGGCAAAACCGGAAGTCGTGGTGGACAAATTCAAAGGCACGCCGCCCGCGCCGGCCGTATTCGCCGTGGCGTTGCGGTCATTGTAAGGCATGATGTCCGCCGCCGCGTAAGCCGTGCTCATGGTGGCGGCCACAGTCGTTTCAAATAATTCCACCTGGCCGGGCGTCGCCGCCGCCGAGCCATCAAAGGAACATCCCCAGGCAATGATCTTCGCGTGGACGCCGGTTGCAAAGCGCAATTGCATCATGGTGCGAATTGCGGAGCCAGTCGGCTGCTTAACCGGGGCGGCCGTTGTCGGTTGAGCGCAGTTAAGAACGATGTAAGACTTGGCCATTTATTTTTCTTCCTGTTTCCGTTCGCGTTCCGTCGCCTCGGCAATTTCCTTGTCGATGAATTTCTTCAACTCGCCGAGCGTAAACACGCGATAGTCCAGCGAGTCGTCATCGTGCCGCGAGATTGACCGGATGCTGGTTTCAGCAATCGAGATTTTGCGTTTGATTTGCATGATGAGTTAAAGTTGTGCAATGAGCTTGTTGCTTTTCGTTTTGTTTTCGTGCTCGGTAACAATTCTCAAATTCCAAGGAACATGGAGGCCAGACAATCCTTTTCCGTTCAATGGCATGATGTGGTCAACCTGATGTTTTATTCCCGTCTCTCTGGTAATCTTCCGAGCGATTGAATAGAGTTTTCCAATCTCAGCAACGTCAACCCAAGGGGGTGTTGCGCGCTGAATTCTTTTTGACCTATCAACAACTTTTTGAATTTCACGATCCCGATTAGCTTGGTATCGCGCACGACACAATGCGCGTGCTTTTTCAGGATTTTTCCAGTACCAGCGAGTTGCCTTCATCCTGCCAATTTCTTTTCCGCGTTCGGATTGTGCGTAACGTTTCTTTGCTGCTTCAGTCCCGCCGTAACCGGAATGTTGTTTAGCGCGTTCTGGATTCACTTTTATCCATTCGCTAACTCTTAATGCGTTTGAACAAGGAGTGCATTGCACCATGCTGCCGCGCCTTCGCCAGCGATGAAATGGTTTTAGACACCGAATGCAAACGCACTTAATAGGAGATGCTAACCTCATGAATTTGCGTCTGTGAGCGTGAACGTGTTGATGGTAAAACTCTGACCGGCGGCGAACACCGCATTGTCCACCGTCATATCCGTGCCGCTTGTCCCAACCGTCCCCTGCATGAAGCAGGTCGTTTCATCTTTGGTGGCCTGGGAATTATAGACGCGAAAGTGCGCCGCCGTTCCCGCCGCATCGGCGGAAGCGTCCTGCCAGGTGCCCGACTTGGCTTTCGAGCCGGATGAGGCTGCGGCCATCCAGTCAGCCGGCAGATTGATCGTCGCCAAAACAGTTCCCGTGCCCGCCGTGGCGCAAGTGGCCGGTTGCGTGCCGGTGCGGATTTCGAGGGAACAGCTTGTGCCATTCGTGCTTTCGATGGTGTCCAATCGCGCATTGCGAGTGGCCGCGTTCATTTGGAGATTGAGTGCCATAGATTATTTTTCGATCAAGTTTTCTTCCACGTTGAAACCGAGAATTTCGCCGCTATCGTTGCGGCGATAGTCAACTTTGCGCGCCATGCGTTTGCCTTCCGGCAACGGCGCTTTGAGCGTGATGTTGACCGGCTGAGAAGCCGCCGCGCTAGCCTGCGACGGCGCAGAGCCGTTGGCCTCCTGGCGCAAGGCTTGCGGCTCGTTCCCGAGGAGTTGAATCTTGTCCGGGTTGACCCCTTCGGCCTTCGCTTCGTCCTGGATGAAACGCTGCTCTTTGATCCGTTGCCGAATCTGCTCCTGCCACCAGAGGTTTTTCTTCCCATACCAGTTCCGATACGTCTGCCCGCCCATCTTGAGCGCTTCCCGGTCGATCTGTTCGTCATAGCCAGCATCGGGCGTGAACCGCGCCGGCCCTTGGTAATCGAGTTCGTAAAAGTCATCATCGGGCGGCAACGTGCCGAGCTTCACGAATTTGGAAATGCGCCAGACATTGATCCGTTGCGTGGCCGGTATGAGCGTGGTGTATTGCAGGCATTGCACCGTGCGATTGATCCGGTCCACCAACAGCCGCAGATTCCCGCCGTTCAGCTTCACCGCCCCGAAACCGAAATCCACCGACCAATTGAGCGAATAGAGCGCTTCCCTCAAAACGTCCTCCCGTAAATCCCTTTCGCTCGGCGTCGGGCGATTGTCCTCGATGGCTTCGATCTTGGAATCGCTGCCAGCGCGAACAATGCGAGAGGTCACGCCGTTGACGATTGATTGTCGCACGCCGGCTTGGATCGGTGTCGGGCTGTCCGGCAGGTCGAGCAGAGTGGACGCTTCAGCATTTCCGCCCTCGGTATGTTCGATGAAGCCCATCGACGCGGCCAGCATGTGCCGGGTCAATTGATAACGCCGCGCCGAGTTCAAATCTTGGAAGTCAAACAGGCACGCGCCGAGTTGCGACCAGCCGCGCACTTGATCGGGGTATTCCGGGATGAAACTGAGGAAAGCGTCATTCGCCGAAATGTCTGTGAAATTATCCTTGTCGTATCGGCTCTCGCTGCAAACGCGGTAAGCCAGCGCCCGGCCGTAATCATTCACGATCACGCCGTCAATGATTCGCGCGCCATCAAGGTCGCCGCCTTGGACATTCGTTTCGTTCGCCGCACAACGAATGCGATGGCTCGGAATCATCTGAATCATCGGGTAGCCGTTGCCTTGATCCACCAACACTGTCAGCATGTCCCCTTCACGGAACACGGAATAAATCAGCATTCGCCGATAGGCCGCGAAGTCGAATGGCGGACCATTCAAGCATAAAATTTTGTCGTGCTCATAGAGCTTGTCCTGCATCAGCCGGCCCCATTCCTCGTTTCGTCCAACATAGTGGACTTCAAACGTTGATCCAGCGGCTTCCGCCATTTCCTTGACTGCCCCGCGAACAGCCGGGCAATTGTCAAAAAGATACTTTCCCGCATTGGCCAGAGTGATCCGGCCAAACGCATTGATATTCCGGTGCGTGTCGTTATCGAGCGGCGGCGGTGTCGGCCGGTCTGGTCGCGGTGTCGCCGCGTCAATCAGCCGGTTGTTCGTCCAGCCGGTTGACGAGCGGCGGTCAATGAGTTTGTAGCCGGAGACGCTCATGCGGTGAAGATGGGCGTCGTGCGCGTGGGGCGAATCATGGTCGCCAGCGGGTAAGTCGTGGGGTCGCGCGCGTAGAGCGTTTCCTTGATCTGATCCAGCCGGGCATCGATGCTAAGGCCGTCCCGGAAACGAAACGAGCCATCGCCCGCCGATGCTTCGGAGATGTCAGCGTTTTCAAGCTTGGCAGCTTCGAGTTCCGCCGCTTTTGCCGCCAGGGTCGCCGTTGACAGAAATGGAAAATAATCAAACGCCATTTCTCCCGCCCAAGAGTCAACAAAGCATCGACCGACAACGTTAAAGCGAGGCTTGACGGAGAGCATTGGACAGGCTATGTCCAAGGCCCATGTTCTCGCGCGACCTCGCCGATTCTTCGCTGGCCTCCTACACCCCGGACATCGCCGCCGAGATTGACGGCCTCGATCCTGACGTGGCTGAATTGGTCGCCGAAGCCCGAACGGAAGGCATTGATCGGACGATCTGTCTGCTCCTCGACACCAAACGCGCCGGACTTGAAATCGACTGCCTGGCCATTGCGACCGGTGCGGCCTACCGGGATGATAAGACGATGGCCAGCATCGCCCGCTCCTGGGGACTCACCCGCGCCGCCATCTCCCAACGCTGTGTGGACTTGTGCCAACGGCTCGGCATACCGCCGTCGCGCTTCATGCGAAGCGAAATGGCCCGTCAAACCTTCGCGCTCACCAATCGCCGCAACCTCTCTGCGGCATGAACGACACAAATAATGCGACAGAGCCGGCACCTAAAGCGCGAAGGCCAGCGGCTGTGCGGGCGCTTTTTCGATTTATGCCACTGCTCATGCTAATGATGGCGGTGGCCACGAGAAACGAGTGGGTTGCCTCGCTGTTTCTTCTGCTTTGCTACTTCTACATTTGGAACAATGAGAACAATCGAAGATTGTGACTGAGAACAGCGGCATGAACGAACCCACTACGTTTGAAGAACCGGGGCTGATCGTTCATCCGCTCGGCATTGAGTTCGGTGAAGATTATCCGATTGAATCCTGGGTGCGTCTCGGGCCGCTGCTCAAACGCTCCGGCATCGTGGCGCAATGGCGGCTCGCGGATTGGCTGGCTCATGCCATCAGGAAATCAAAGGAGGAACAGGCTGAACCTACTCCCGGGAGTAGGAGCCAGAGAACTTGGACCGATGCTCTTAAAGCATTCAAGGAATCGGAAATCCGCGCCGATCAAACTATTTGGACGCTTGCGAGCGTGGCTAGGAGTTTCCCGATTGAGCGGCGGCGGGATAACATTGAGTCGCTTTCTTTCTATCGTGAACTGGCTCCCTTGAAAGCGACGCAACAAACCAAGTGGCTGGATCGAATTGAAAAGGAAAATCTTTCGGTGTCGCAATTTCGCAGGCTCTTACGGCAATCATCCGCCACGCGCGACGCGGAGAAAGTCGATCACGAACCTTGGGACAGCCCGACGTTGAAATGCCGGGAACTGGTGAATTGGTTGCGGAGCAAGCCGTCGGATTTTTGGACGCCGTTACGGAAGCAAATGTGGGCTGCTGAACTCAAACCGCTCGCCGAGTTTTACGCCGGGCTGGTTTCGTGACGGGATAAAATCCGACGGTAGCGAGCGCCTCGTTCCATACTTTGAGATGCCTGCGCCCTTTGGCCGTTCGCTTAAATTGCGCGAACACTCGCCGCGCCGCCAGCCCGTCTTTGCACGCCGTGGGTTTCAGAGTTTCTTCGCTCATTCGAGGTTGGAAGTTGAATGTTGAATGTTCGATGTTTCCGATCTTACGCCGCCACCGCCGTTTCCGGCAACTCCTTTTCCGCCCCTTCCTTCGCCCCTTCCGCCGCCACATCCTCAACCAAATCCGGCAACACCTTCGCCATCTTCGCGCCGATCACCTGCATACATTCGCAATCCCACAAATGGTCGTTCGTGGATTGAAACCAGACTTCCTCCCAGCGCCCCGTTTTCTTGCTGCGCTCCCGGCGCTTGTAGGTGGAATGCAGTTGCCGGTTGTAATCCGCTTCCTTCTCCGGGTCGCCGCCCGCCGGACAAAGCCATTCCTCGCCCCGGCCATCCCGCAATCGGCGCAAAACCTCGAACGTCGTGGGGTTGCTCCAAAAAACCCGGTTGCAATACATCCGCCCTTGCATGGTGGTTCCGCGCTCCGGGTCGCCGCTGTTCGGGTCTTCCAAATACGATTGCTCTTTATGCCCGACTTTCCGGCCGTATTTGGTAAGCGGAATCGAAAAGCTCTTGCGCTTCTCACCGAGCGCAGCGGTCCAGAAATTATTTTTGCGACAGAAGAAATAAACGTCCTTTATGCGAAAGCGGCAATCGCAGATTACACTCACCTTGCCCTTGGATTTCCATTGCTCCTGTTTCAACTCGATCTCCGTCCAGGAAAAAAGTTTCCCGAAATCCAGTCGGCGACTCTTGCCATTCTTGGACCATGCCCGAACCACAAACCAGAAGTGATCCTCTTGCACATCGACCGTGAGGAAAATGGCATAGGTCTCATCCCACTTCGCATTCACATCATAAGCCACCAGCCGACCGCTCTGGCCGAGTTGCGCCCGTTCCTCGCTCCACGGCTCGGCGAGTTGTTTCTGAATGAACTCGCGACGCGGATCGGGAATGCCCTTCTTCCACGCATCATTCGCCTTCAGCCATTCCGTGACGAGTTCCTTCCAATCGCGGAAAATCATCGCGGGCCGGCGGAAGCTTTGATAAGCGGGATTCGCGCGCGGATTTTCGGCAACATCTTTTCCGCGTAAATTCCAGTGTTGCTCCAACCGCTCGTTCTGGATGTTCGCCTGGCCGCAGTGCGGGCATTCGTAACGCACCGTGGGCAACACTTCCGAGAGGTTCCAGCGGCCGCGCGCGTCGCGCGTGCGTTCGTTTTGATCGTAACGCATTCCCCATCTGCTGCCGTCCGGTCGAAAACCCTCCCAGCGCAGCGCAAAGAATTTGTCACAATTCAGGCACGGCACGGTCCAAATATTCTGCGTGCCCTCCTGCCAGCGTTCGTCGAGTTCATCCATCACCTCGCCGCCTTGGGAACAAATTAAAACCTTGCTCACGCCCTGATCTTGGTGCGCCTGCGTGCGGGCAATGGCTTCCTGCAACCGGCCCGGCTCCCAATTCCAAGCTTCGTCTCCGAACAGGTAACGCACGCGCTTGGCTTGGAGCAATCGCAACGCCGCGCCTTGAACAAACAGTGCCGCGCCGTGATTCCAGAGCACATCGCGCCGCCGCTTCTGATCTTCATCTTTGGGAAATAATTTCGCGACGGGCGGACAGTGTTCAAGAATCGGCATCGTCCGCATGTCCGCATGGCCGTCCGCGAGTTCCTTCGTGGGTAGGATGAAAAGGAAATTGCCGGGGTCATTCGCGACCGTCCAGGGCAGCCATACATCAGCGATCATCGTCCCGCCGTAACTCACCGCCTTGTAAACCACGACCTCGCGCACCGCGTCGTTTTGTAGCGCCTCGAAAATGGGCATGACTGAGCGCGTGTCGTCGCAGCGAAAGAAGCCGCTGCGTTTTGGAAAGGATTGAAGCGGAAGGAAAACATTTTCGCCCGCCCACTCGTAAATGGGACGGCGATCCGGCGGCTGCCAGATTTCGCGCCAGAGGGAATCGACTAGAGCGGCGGACACACCCAAGCGGGCGTGTCAATCATTGGAACTGAGAATCACTTACACATTTGAATATACGAACGCCTGTTCGTATATCACTTGCTCGACATATTCACAGGTCTTGGAGTATTGCCGACCACGGTTCGCTGTCCACAATCAGTCGGACTTCGCGCAGCGCATACGCTTCTGCGTCTGCGGCAGTTCTGATGTCGAGCGGATGAGCGGCTCTGAGCACATAGGTTGCGTGCTTGCGTTCAGCAACCCGCCAGTTGACCAGAGCGGTGCGCAGGCGGTTGAACGTCGAACCAGCCCGATGCAGCGAATGAGCTTTAGCCTTTTCGCGGAGACAGGCGGCGCATTCATCGGCGCTCAGACAGCTTTCAAGAATCGTATGGTTGCAATCGCTCATGTTCCTGAGTCCTTTTTGCACGCCAGTTCGTTGAGTTTTGCCACTGCTTTTCCAACACACGATTTGCAAAGGATGGCGGTTCTGCTTTCCCAGCCCGGTTCTTCTCCAACGCGAAGCACCCAGTCTGTCTCTTGTCCGCATTCGTCGCATTGCAGGGTTGTCCATGACGAGTTGCCGATTATGTCCGCCACATCTTTTGCGGAGCAAGTTTCGAGATTGAGTTGTTGCAACTGTTTGAAGATTTCCAACTTGTTTGGACTGTGTTTGTCAAACGGCGTGTATTGGTCTTTCCATCGGTCGCAGACCCGGAGGATGCAATCTCTTTGAGTTATGATTTTCATGGTTCATTGATCGTCTGAACACCCGCCGCCGTGAAACTTTCATCCAGCGTGGTCTTGAGCAGAATGCCGACGGCCGTCATGTCCAGCCCGGTCAGTTTTGCGATTTTGCTTTTCAACTCGATCTCGAATTTCTGGCGAAGAATCTGGCGCAGGTTTGTTTCCCGTTCGTAAACTCGATTCCAGGTCTCCTGCCGGTCCACCCATTTGCCGGCGAAGATTTCTTCCGCGCGTTTTTCCAGCCTCAATTCCCGGCGCAATTTTATTTCCTGCGCCGTAGCAGCGAGCTTGTCCTTGCCTTCGGCTTTGGCCCTAACTTCTTTGCCGTGGGTTTTCAGCCAGGGACCAAGTTCTAGCGGATAAATGCGGCTGTCGCGGAAACCGGGAGCGCCCTTGCGTTTGGCAAACTGAATCTCCGAGCGCGTGACATTGAGCCGGTCCGCAGCTTGGTCAATCGTATCACACGCCGCCCCTTCCGCGCCCATTGCCGCGCGGAGTTGTTGCCGCTCGCCGATGTTGAGCACCTTGCCCGCTTTGATCTTGGAAACGATGTTGGCGAGGTTAGCTTTTTCCAGGAGCGCGAATTGCTCCGGCGTGAACGTCTCGGCGGGTTTGGCGGGATTGCTCATTTGGAAATCAGGACGGGTTTCTTGCCGGTGGAATCCAGAAACCTTTGCAGAGTCACGGCCACGTAATCCGGCGAAATCTCCAAGCCGAAACAGCGACGCCCAAGGTTCTCGCAGGCAATTAGCGTTGTGCCTGATCCGAGGAATGGATCATAAACTGCATCGCCTTTTTTTGAATTGTTCCGAATCGGACGCGCCATGCACTCAATTGGTTTTTGAGTGGAATGGCCGGTCTCGGACTTTTGCGGCTTATCGATCTCCCAAAGCGTCGTCTGTGATCTATCGCCCGACCATTGCCCCCTTTTACATTTTCGGACGGCATACCAACAAGGCTCGTGTTGCCAGTGGTAGTCGCCGCGACCGATAGCGAAAGTGTTCTTTGCCCAAACGATCTGACATCTAATCTCGAAGCCTGCGATTTCAACCGAAGCCTGCACCCTGCTGGCATGCCGGTCGGCATGCCAGACATAAGCAACGTCCCCCGGAAACAACCTCCAAGCCTCCGTCCAGTCGCACTCGCTGTCGCCCGTGACCTTCCCTACGGCGCGAGCGCCGTAGGGCTTTCCATTTGCGCGATCAGCCTCGTTGCGCCAGTTGGCATCGTATTCGACGCCATACGGCGGATCAGTTACCATTAGCATGGGTTTTTCTTTGCCGAGCAGTCGCGCTACGTCTTCACCTTTGGTCGAGTCCCCACATAGCAGCCGATGCTCTCCAAGCTGCCAGAGTTGACCCGTCTTCGTTTTCCATTTCTTCGCGAGTTCCGCTGCATTGTCGATTTGAGGTTCAACATCAATGACGGGCTTGGGCAGCAACGAATTCAAATCAATCGGCAGCACCGTCAACTCTTTCAACTGATCCAGATCCAACATGGCCGTGTTGATAAACTCGCCCAGGCTCGCGTCCGTCATCTCGCCGTATTGCGAGTTGCACAAAAGGATTTTCTCTTTCGCTTCCTTTTCATCCCGCGCCTCGATCCACACCACCGGCACGGGCGGCACCGTGTAACCTTCCTCGGAGAGACGGCGCAAAACTTTATCGCGCTGATGCGCGTCAATGATGAAAACCTTGCCCGCGTTTTTCCAAACGAAGAAAGGAAACGTCACGCCGTGCTTCAAGATCGACGCTTTCAGTTTCTTGAAATTGTCTTCCGGCAGACTTTTCAGATCACCTTGCAACGGCAGAAGTTTTTCCAGTGGGATCGTGGCCGCGCCCTCGCAGGTGATGCGGATTTCCGTTTTGGTTTTGCGATCGGGTTTCATCGTTCCCAAGGTTCTAAATACGCGACTCCGCAAATCTCAAAGAATGCTTTTTCTGAGGCGCACGGAATCACTGAGCCATTTAAAATTTCCGTCAGCGCGTTGCCGTAAGCGTGAACCGCAATTCCGCGCTCCGCCGCCGATGCAATGAGCTTCAGATTTAGTTCTTTTGGTCCGGTGCGAATGACCAGCGAGCGCGACCAATTAGCTTCGTCGGTCTCACAAAAAAAATCCAACGGCATACCCGTAGCGCAATGAATCATCAGTTTGTTCTTCACGCCGAATGTCGTTCCACCGTTCACGTTCGGACGCAGTTCCAGGACGCCGGCCTTGATCCATTTCTGAATTTGTTCATCGACGAGAAAAACGGTTTCAGTCTCAAACATATCACCGCGATCTTTCCGGTTTTCAGTCTTGGTGATATAAAGGATTTCCACGTCACCGATGAATTTCTTTCGCCGGCGCAATGAGCCAGCGATCACGAGCCGATGGCACAGCGGTTTCAACACGTCGCAGATTTCTTTGGCAACGTGCAAGCCGAGAGCAGCAGGATATTTTTTCTTGTCAGTCATTTGTTGCCCACCTGTTCAAAAGGTCTTGCAACCATGCGCCACGATTTGCGATTTGTTTGCCTTCGCGAATTTGCACGGTCAAATCCGCAAGGCCGCGATCCACCAGGCTGGGAAATTTCCGCACCCAGTTCGCCCGCCAATGCCCGCCGGCCCGGGCCATTTCGTCTTCGCCCAACGCTTCCCGCAGCCGTCCCATCAGTTCCTTTTCGACAGAGCGATTAGGCGATGAACGTTGAACGATTAACGGCTGGCCGTTGGTGTCCGGCGGCCCGGTGGCATCGTTTAAACGCTCTGCTTTGCGTTGTAAGTTTAGTCGTGTATCGTAAGAGCAATGCTTGAAGGATGCTTGAAGGATGCTTGAAGCATTGCTTGAAGCATCAACTTTCAGTTTTTTCCAACGCGCTTGAGATGCGAGACTTGCACGTTTTTTGTAAGCGACCAGGTGGCCTTGCCACTTCAACCAGTTCGTCATTCGCCATTTTCCGGCCCGTTGTTCCATCCATTCGCATTTGACCATTGCCGGCAACATTTGACCCGGTTTACCCCACCATCCGGCCAGCGTCTCGATCTCCTCTTCCATGTAGTCGGCCAGCGAACCCGTGTCGCTGTGGAACTTACCGCAGTAGGTCCACAATCGCAGAGGTAATAGCTCCGCTCCATGTCCCAAGAGGCCAACCAGACGTTTGGTCTGCCGATGATCGAAGTAATCCAAGTCAAGGTTTATTGACGGCATTATTGGTCAGCATTTTGTTTACCCGGCATCAACGCTTCCGGGATGGGAAAAATCAGTGCGCTATCTAATGGACTGGAAACACTCAACGCCTCCGCGTGAAGATAGCCCATTGTTGTTTCCAGTTGGCTGTGACCCATCGCCAGTTGAATCGCGCGCGGATTCTCTCCGGAGTTCAGGCAATGTGTCGCATAGGCATGGCGAAGATGATGCGGAGTAATATCCAGCCCAAGCGGTCGGGCCGCTTTTCGGACGCATCGCTGGATATTCGCCTCATGGATTCGCCACCGCACGACCTGTCCGCGAAACTCGCAGGGCCGATGCGCCGGGAAAAGAAACGCCCATTTCGGTGAGAACTGCCAATGCGGATACTTCGTCGCCAGCAACCCAGGCAGCTTGACTGGCAGTTTCGCAAGACGATCTTTTTCGCCGACCGACTTCGCATAATCCAGTTGTGCCCGAAGCTCCGATACCAGCGAACACGGGATGGCCACGAACCGATCCTTGCCCCCCTTCGCCCCGCTCAGCACCAGCTTTGAATCCGCCAACAATACATCTTTGACGCGCAAGTTCAGCGGCTCCGTCACGCGCAGGCCGCAGCCATAAATCAGCTTCACGATCAACGACGTTGGATAATCAGACTCATCCTTCAACGCGCCAATCATGGCCATGACTTCATATCGTTCCGGTGCATAACGCAGATGCACTTCCTTTTTGGCCCGCAACGAATCTATCTTGCCAATTTCGACCTTCAAAACCTCGCGATAGAAGAATAGCAGGGCACAAAACGCCTGATTCTGCGTAGATGCGGAAACATCCTGCCTGGTTAACTGAGTTAGGAAGCCTTCCATCTTTTGTTCTGGCTTCTCATTAGGCTGGCAACGCTCGGAAACAAAGCGACCAAAGCGTGCTATCCACTGGCAATAATTCTCCTCCGTCGCTTGGGCTAAATGCTTGCGACGGATTATATCCCGCGTGGCTTGTATAGCAGATTCCAGTTTCATATTAAGCGAACGATTAAGGTTTTGAAGTTGCAGAATCCTCGTTCTCCATCAAGATTCGCTCGCGGCGCTCTAAATAGACGATGCCGATGACGCGGTTGCTGTCCTCCTCGCGGGCGATGCGCCAGCCTTCATCGGGATTGCCGGGGATGCCTTGTTTCCGCAGGATTGCGTCAGCTTCCGCGTAGGTGCAGAGCTTCAGTTCGAGACGCCGATACCGTTTGAAGATTCGATAGTAGAGGCTTTTCAGCGTTCGCACCAATGATGGAGAACCAATCAGTGCAGCAGACGGCATTTTGGCGCTCAATTGAGGAGGCGTGTTGGTAGTCATAAATTCAGTCGTTTTTCGGAAGCGCGTTCCCGGTGCCGCTGCTGAATTCCTCGTTATGATGCTTGCCCTATCGCCATGCAGAGCGTTCCGGTTTGGTGGTCGCCGATACCGCCGACAGTTCCGCCGCACCAGATTTCCCACGGACGCGGCCAGTAGGGGACGTTGCGCTCGATGATGATTGGCGCGGGATAGGGCGGCCACGGGAACGGCGTGGTTTTCGGATTGTCCTTTTCCCATTGCTCCTTGAATTTTTGCAGTTCGGTTTTCTCGATCTCGAACAGCTTGTTGAGTTCAGCTTGCACTTCGCGGGCTTCCGCCGCCGTGAGTTCGATGTCACGGCCTTTGAGTTGCAGTTTTATTTTCGTGATTTCAGTTTTCATATTTGTGTTGAGATTGACGCATCATAACCCGTCACTGCTGCGAATCGGACGGGGCGCACTGAGCCTCACCCGATGCCGACGCCTTCTCTCGCCCCGCCGATTCGCAGAGTTCCACGTTCGGCATCTCATGCGCCGCGTTGCTGATAGCCTCATGCCACTGCTTCGGAATGAAGCCGAGACGGGCAGCTTCTACACCGAGTTCATCACGGATTCGCATTGCGTTCTTCATGCAGGCAGACCGCTCGTCAGGCATCACCGGGATTGCGATGCCGCGCTTGTCTCTGGCCTTGCAGTGGATTTGGTCGAAGCGTTCCGTGCGCTCATGATATTCACGCGCCAGTTCACGCAGTTGCTTTTCCTCCGGGCTTGGCGTCCACGGCACTCCGAGATATTCACGTTGGAATGCCGAACCACTTGCTGCTGCCAACCCCGCTTCCGTTTTACGTTCGTTGCTCATAGTTGATTCGATTGTTTGCCGTGCGCTCCACCCGCGTCCTCGGCGGGGTGGCAGAGCGCGACGTTAGCAGGTTTCAATTTCCTCAATTGTTGGCGTCCACACCTTGCGACCGCCGCGCGGGCCGCGTTTGGCCCAGCCGATGAGCACCACGCGCCGATCTGGCGGGCAATGCACGATGCCCACATTCGGTTCGTTGCGCAGTTTGGTTCGCCGCGCGGACAGACTCGCCGAAGCGCACGCCTGGATATAAAGTGATTCATCCCCGCGAATGGCCACGATGTCACAGAAACCGAACAGGTCGCAGCGATGACCCGGCGGCGGGAAGCGCACGAACTTTTCCACGATGCCGCAGAGCCAGCCTTCGCCACGGAATTTCTTCAAAGTGAGTTGGGTTGGACTCATTTCTTGCGAGTTTTCCGTTTGGTGTTGCGTTGAATAGCGTCGAGCTTTTGCGGGATTCTCAAAAAGTTGTGGCAATGAAGAACGGAGTTTATCCCTTTTAGTTCATCCCGAATGTCCATTAGCAGCGCCACTTGGATTGACACCCACTGGTGCGATGCGCTGCCATCAACATTTCGGACGCCTTCGGGAAGTCTCCAATCAATGTCTTTATGTCTCGCCATAGGTCATCTCAATTTTTCCCAAAACTTTTGATGCCAGAGTTCCGTTCGCAAAATGCCGTCGCGTTTGACGCTCAAATAATCCGATTCAATTATTTTAACGACGGTTCCAATCCGGCGCTTGCATGGTCCATCCAGCCCCATGCGAAGTGCCCTATTGGACATCTGCACGCGGTCGCCGGGCTTGAAGGTTTTCATTTTAGCTTCTGAACCTTGATGCCGTCCCTGGCATCGGTGTGTTTCCGCTCGAAACGGTATTGCCCCACGCGAATGAATTGCTTGCCGGATTCGTCAAGCTCCGCCACCAAAGCGAGCATGGCCTTGGCTTTGTCGGTTTGCGCAGCGTCGAGTTCTTCCAACGCATCGCGGAAAGTTTCAGCGGCTTTGCCGAGCACAGTCGCTTCCACTTTCAAAAGTTCAGGTTGTGCTTTGCTTTTCATTGTTGAAATAAGTTCGGATCGTCCGCCGGGCCTCGGCGCCGCACTCGGCTTTGATGAGACGCCCAGCGATGTCCCGCACGAGGACGACGGTGGTAAAGCGGTCCCGGCTTTTCGCGCCGTTTGGAAACTCAGCCACCTTGCGATAATTCCCATCCTCGCACGCGCGATATTCCTGGCCGATGCTCATTGAAGGCTGCCGGCGTTTTGGATCAAACCTGCCTCGCACTTTCTCAATTCGGGAAGCGCCGCATCCAGCTTCGCCGCGCGCAATCCATATTGTCGGGCGGTTGGAATATCACCCTCAGTGATCAATTTTTCCTTTTCCGCTTTGAGTGACGCGCTGGCGAAGATAATTCCCGCGACCATCCGGCGGTAAAGTGGCACGGGGCCAAAGACCAGGGCCAGCGCGGCTTCGGCCGGCGCAGCCGCATCCAGTAATTCACCCGCGCCTGCGCGATCAGCGGCGGCGGCAGCGGCATCCCGTTCCACCTGCGCGAAGTGCTCGGCGAGCGCGTCGATTTCCTCCGCGTGAATTTGTTCGATGGTCTTGCCATCGGCATTTTGAAATGATGTCGTTGGCAACGGCGGCGCAACCCATCCCGGCGGCACGGGCAGTCCGGCGGGTTCACCTTGGACACCGCCGCCCGGAGGTCCATCCGCTGGCGTGACGCCGGGTGTGCCCGTGGTGTTAGTGCCGAGTATATCGCCCGTGCCCGATGCGTTCGGATCAAGATTTTGTCCGGCTGGGGCCGGTGTTCCAGTTGATGAGCCTTGCGGCGCATCCGCGATTCTGAGGATTTTGGTATTCATTGTTTTGGTTTTGTTGGTTGCGTTAAATTTGCTTTCTTCCACGCCCGCGCTT